ACTACGTCTTGGGCTACGGCGACTGGAACGCGGCCTACGTCATCGTGGACCGCGTTGGCGTCGAGGTGTACTACGACAACCTCGTCTTGGGCGCGAACCGGCGACCCACGGGTCAGGCGGGCTTCTTCGCCTTCTGGCGTGTCGGTGGCGAAGTGGTCAACGCCGCCGCCATCAGCCTGCTCAACGTCACCTGAGCAATGGCAGGGCTAGACCCTGCCGTGCTGTCGGCAGCCCTCACCGCTGTTGACCACCTGTGGTCGCTCCCGTCTCGGCTCGCTGAGACGGGAGCACACCACGGCTACCAGCAGATCACCGTCTGCCTTGCGGGCCGGGTGGAAGTCCCCGCACTCGCTGACCTGCTCGCACCCTTCGCCCCCGTCCGCAGCGCATGGCTGTCACGCCTCGCCCCGGGCGGGTACATCCGTGAACACATCGACGCCGGCCCGTACTTTGAGCGCTGGCAGCTTCCGTTCACTACCGGCACCTACGGCACCTTCACGCAACAGGCGGGGGTGCCGTTCCCGGTGCGCCACTACGAGTGGCACCACGTCATCAACGACGGCCCCGGGCATCGGGTGTCGCTCGTCATCGACCGCGACATACCGCTAGCCGTCCCTTCGGGGCCGCTGAGATTCAAGGAGCACCCCTGATGATCAAGGCGCTTGAAACCTTCCACCATGCACTCGGCACCGTCGAATGCGGTGCAGACCTGCCCGACGGTCACCCCATCGTGACCGCGGTCCCGCACCTGTTCGACTTCGCCCCCACGGTGCCCGCAGAGCGCCCCGTGAAGGCCGCTAAGGCGTCGAAGGGCTGATCGTGGCCTACGTCACCCTTGCCACCTTCAAGAACTACTTGGAGAACCAGCGGACCGGCACGGCGAACGATGCCCGCTTGCAGGCCGCGCTCGACGCCGCGCACCGTGGGATCGACGACTACCTCGGTCGCCCGATGGTCGTCGCCGACACGCCGTCCGCACGACTGTACGCGCCTGATGGCGATGAACTGCTGACGATCCACGATTGCACCACCGTCACGGTGGTCACGGAGAACGGCGCAACGCTCACGGCGGGCACCGACTACCAGGCGGAACCGCTGAACAACCTCACCGACTCCGGGCAAACCTGGCCCTACTACACGCTCCGCAGGCTCAACAGTGTCGGCTGGTTCTGCACGGCGAGCAACTACGGCGCGGCAACCGTGTCCGTGACCGGGACGTGGGGCTGGGTGGCGATCCCGTACCCGGTGGTGGAGGCGTGCAAGATGCTCGCCAAGGACATCGCCGGGGCGCGCGAGTTGAAGGGCGACGTTGGTGGGTTCAACGAGTTTGGCGCGGTCCGCATCCGCCAGAACAAGCTGATCGCGGACCTGCTCAAGGACTACCGCAAGACCAAGTTGTGGGACGTGCTGTGAGCATCGACCCCGAAGCGTTCGCCAACGCGATCAAGGCGACCATTGAGACCGTCATCGACGGCGACCGGCTCAACGTGTACGCCATGCCCGAAGCAGACCCGCAACTCCCCGCGGTCATCATTTACGCCGCGCCCGACTTCATCACCTACCGACGCACGTTCGGGGCGCGCGGCGTGGCCGAAGTCCGCTATCGGGCCGAAGTGCGGGTGGCGGTCGGCACGGATTCGCTCGGCGCGACATCGCTGATCTACGCCATCGCCGGCACCGGCACCGACATGAGTCTGTTCGACGCGCTCGGCACTGACGCCACGCTCGGCGGCGTGGTCGCCACATGCATCGCTGAGGGGTTCTCAGGTGTGACGGAGAGCGGCGACGCGGGACGCCCGTACCTGACCGCCACTCTCGGCATCACCGTCAACGAGCCAAGGAGCTAGCCGTGAAGCGCTGCACACAAGAACACGACGCGCCGGGGTTCGGCACGATCCCTGTCGGCTCGCTGTGGGAGGACGATTCCCCCTACGCCACCGCCCCGCACTTCGTGGACGTTGACGCCCCGGAGCCTGCACCGAAGCCGAAGAAGGCCGCGCCCCGCAAGTTCGGCCAGAAGAACGAGGTGGACGCGTGAGCATTCAGTACTGGTCCGATATGTCGATCCTTGTCGGCGGTCTCGAGCTGGCAGGGCACGGCAAGGACGTGGCGCTGTCCACCACCGTCGCAGAACTCGACACCACGAACTTCGCATCGCAGGGCTATCGCACTGTGATCGGCGGCAACAAGTCGTCCACGATCAACCTTGGGTTGATGCAGGACCGTGCGGCGGGTTCGGTTGACGAGTCGGCTTGGGCGCTGCTCGGTGTGGCTGACACGCCGCATTCGGTGTGTACGCCTTCGGCTGACGGGTCGCTCGCCTACCTGTGGCGTGGTATCCCGCTGTCGTATGCGCCTGCGATGGGCGCGACGGGTGAACTGGCGATGACGCAAATCTCGGGCCAGTCCTCGACGGGCGGTGTGGTGCGCGGCCAGTTGATCCACCCCGGCTCCGCATCCCGCACAAGCTCGGGCGTCGGCACGGGCCAGCAGTTGGGCGCGGTGGTCGCCGGCAAGTCGATGTATGCGGCGCTGCACGTCCTCACGGCGGCGGGCACCACCCCGACCCTGACGGTCAAGGTGCAGTCCGACGACAACTCCGGTTTCACGTCGGCCACAGACCGCATCACGTTCACCGCTGCGACGCTCGGCAACACGGCGCAGTGGTCGTCGGTCGCTGGCGCGGTCACGGACGACTGGTGGCGTGTCTCCTACACCATCTCCGGTACCGGTCCCTCGTTCTCGTTCGCTGTCACGGCGGGCATTCTCTAGTTCCACCCCCAAGAAAGGACGGACCGACATGGCCGTTTACGCACTTACCAGTCAGGTCGTCTCCATCAACTCGGTGGATTATTCCGACCATTTGAAGGGCGCAACCCTGACCGTCGATGCCGCGCAGCTCGACACGACCGACTTCGCAAGCGCCGGCTGGACCGAAGTCATCGGCGGTCTCAAGTCGGGCACCCTCGCTCTGGAGTTCATGGACGACGTGGCGAACGACGACGTTGATGAGGAACTGTGGGCGCTGCTCGGCACCGTCGTGACGTTCACGGTCAAGGCCACGAATGCTGCGATCTCGACCGGCAACCCGGAGTATCAGGGTTCGGTGCTCGTCACCGGCCATTCGCTCGGCGGCGCGGTGGGCGACCTGGCCGGTAAGAGCCTGTCGTTCCCGACTTCGGGCGCGATCGTCCGCGACATCACCCCGTAGTGGCGCAGTCGTTCGCTGACCTCGACCGCAAGCTGGAGCACGTCGTCAAAGACCTTGACGGCGAAGTGTCCCGGGGCGGGTTGAAGCGTGTAGGTGAAGCCACGCAGGTGGAGATCGAGCGCGCCGTCACCGCCGACATCGGGGACACGTCGATGTCGGGGTGGCGGCGCTCTGGGCCTATCGCGATCACTGGCACGTCACGGGTCATCTCTGACCATGCGGTGATCGTGGAGCCCGCGAAGCCCGCCAAAGGCCCTATGGCCGTGCTGGAGCGTGGCCGCAACCAGGGTGGCGGGTCTCACGGTTTCTCAGGGCCGGGCATCTCGGCGGATGGTACGACCAGGCGCAACGCGAACGGGTCGCTCCGCAAGGTGCGCGCCCGCAAGGGGCGCAGGTGGAACGGCTACACGTCCGGCAAGGGCACGATGGGCGATGCGTCGCAGGCGATCAAGAACAAGGCACCGAAGCTGATAGCGGCCGAGGTCCACAAGGCGTTGGCGAAGCGATTGGGCGGAGGCTGAGATGGCAGGGTTTGTAGAGCGCATCTCGGTCATCATCGACACCAAGGTTGACGGTGCACTGTCGGGCATCAAGGGCTTTCGGTCGGCGGTTGCTGAGGCTGACGGGTTCACGAACAAGTTCAAGGCCGGATGGAAGAACGCGTCGGCGCAAGTGTCGGCCAACGCCGGGATGCTCGCCGCCACCGCAGGCACGGCCCTGGTCGCGTTCGGCGTCAAGGCAGTGGAGGCGTTCCAGAACACCGCCAAGGCCGCGATTGACCTCAGCAAGGCCACCGGGCTTTCCGTGGAGCAGGCGTCCCGCTGGATTGCTGTTGCCGACGACTACGGAGTTTCCGCGTCAACGCTGGCTACAGCGCTCGGTCGGATCGGAAAGAACCTAGACGGCAAGGCGATGGCCGAATACGGCATCGCCACCCGTGACGCCGCAGGCAACGCCCGCGACGCGAACGACATCTTCCTTGACGTGCTCGGCGTGCTGAACAACACGGCCCCCGCTGAGCGCGCCAAGGTCGGCGCGGACCTGCTGGGCAAGGGCTACAAGGAACTAGCCCCGATAGTCGGCAAGACCCGCGCCGAGTACGAGAAGATGCTTTCCACGGTCGAAGATGGTCAGGTCATCACCGACAAGGAAGCCAAGAAGTCTGAGAAGATGCGCCTAGCGCAAGACAAGCTCACTGACGCGCTTGGTGAGTTCACGCTTGCGACTGGTGAAGCGGCGTCCGGTCTAGCCCCCCTGGTGGAACGTATCGCCGAGGTGGTCGCGCTCGCCACGGAGTTGGGGTTGATTGACTCGGTGATCCCTGCCGTGGACAAGGATGGCGCGCTTGACAAGTTGGGCAGCGCCGGCGACTCAATGCGCGCCTTGCTGGATGCCGCCCTGAAAACCAACGATGCGGTTGCGTTCTTGATGGAGCGGGGGTTCTCTGAAGAGGGCGCTATCCGCGCTTTGGGGGACTACAAAGCCGAGTTGGAAGCTGCGGCCGCTGAGACCGGCAAGTTCGGCGATGTGCTCGACTGGGTCGCCGGCCCGACGCAGAAGCTGGCCGACAAGTCCGACACACTGTCGACAAGCCTTGACGCCGTGGGTAAGGCCGCGAACGAAGCAGCCGACGACCTGTTCGACCTAGAGAGCGCG